TATCAGAACCAAAGAAAGATTTCTACTTTGCAGATGGAACTAAACACTCTAGAGGAAGTGTCAAAGGATCGGAAGGTGAATGGAGAGATAGATCTCGCAAGCACAGATATGTAATGATCTTTGATAAAACTTTAGAGTTGTTATGGTAAAGTGTTGAGAGTATTTTCTGTTTGAATGGTAGTTCTATCAACGTATTGAGAAGACTCGCCATAGAACAATTCATTCCTAATATCTTTCAATACTTGCTGTAAGTATTCTGGTCTTAAGATGTATATTAAAGACTTTTTATTATTAAGATCAGTCTCATATTCAAAGTTTGATATACCAGTTACAGGATTTAATATTCCTGTAGGAACATCTGGATTAGGTATCGTAAAATTGCTATTAACTTCTAGTCCCTTTTCAAGAATTAATCTACCTTTTGAGTCTTTGACTTCTGTAGTAACATAATGATGAACATCATTAAGTGAAGTTCCATAAACTCTATCACAGTAATCATACAACTCTTTATTTGACATAGGCCATTCTTCTCTTATATTAACTATTCCAGAAGAAATAATAACAACCCAGTCATACGTGTCACTTCCATAAACTTCTTCAGCAACTAGTTCAGGTCTAGTCCCATCTGCAATTTCATATTTGTAAAAGAGTGTAAAGACATTTTGAAGATCATCTCTAAGTTTTGCTCTTCTAAAAATATTCTTTACTAAGATATATTCATGTGAAGAATTTTTATCTGATAGAAATGATTGATACCTTACGTTTGGTAGTTCTCTAAAGTAACTCATTAGTAACCAACTCCTCCTTGTGCTGCAGGTGAATCGTAGTCTTCACTGTAAATTGGTGATAGTTCTTGGAACTGTAGATTCATTACCATGTGAACTGGTGTAGAATCTGTATAAGATGCATATTGACCAGAACCAGAATAATCAACACTCATATTTGTTAGAGCACATACTTTAAATTTATTCAAGAATGGATGATCTCTATCTCCTTGCATAAACCTCAATAAGAATACTTTTGGAGATTTGACAAAGAAACCAGATGCTGCATTAGTTCCTGCTCCTTTAGATGGAACCATATTCTTTTTAAAAACTCTAATAATTTTTCTTATATTTTGACCTTCAGTACTACTTCTAGGCATCATATCAAACTGAAAGTTAAATCCACCTCTCAGTGTTACACCGTTGAATAATAATTCGACGTTTGGATTTACAATTTGTCCAGTTGCTCTGGAAACTAGACTGTTAATATTTAATTGTTGACCTTTTCCTGTTAAAGCATTAATTGCTAATCCTGTTGATGCAGCCTTTATATTTTCTGGTTTTGTTGCTGCAGTTGTGAAAATATTTGCAGCAGTATCAAAACCCTCTCCTAAACCTTCAGTTATTGCAGAATTTGCTACACCGATTCCTGCTGCAATTAAAGCATTAACACTATCTTCACCCCAACTTGCAGACTGACCATCAGTGATTGCTCTTGGTAGAGGTAAAATTATATTTTCAATATATTGTTTTATATAAGCACCATCTCTATCTGTTTCGCGAAGAATATCAAAATTGTTAAGTTGTGATGCATTTCCGAATCCCCCAGTATTTGTTCCCAACCCTGGAGGAATATAATCTATTGTGGTAATCAATAGATAATCATCTTTTTTTGAGATGGGTTTTTCTGGATATCTTAATATTCTTTCTCTATCTTTTCCCACACCTCTATTCTGCGGTGTCCCCGCATAAGTTCCATCTTTGTTAGGTGTACTTGCCATTTATTTTTTAAACTATTTAGAGTTAATTTTGAATAAATCTAGCATAGTTTATACTCCTAAGAGTGTTGAACTCTTCGGTAGTCACTTCATAAAAACCATCTTGCACTTCTGGAAAAGTATATTGGCGTACTTTGCCCCAATGATAGTTAAACCCAAAAAACCCCTTTCCGTTCATATTAAAGTCACCCATCATAATTAATGGATGAAGATCATATAAAATGTTTGGAGTTTTTGCCCTGTATATGTATGTATAATACTTTCCAGGGGATAATTGTCTTGTCTTAGTATCTTCAAGTGCTTTTATGATATTATACATCAACTCTCCAGGTCTTTCTACACCTATCAAGTCTGTTCTTATTCTTAGTATTCTATTATCATCTTCTTCGACTTCGGGAGCTCTTTGGTCTCTTCTTAGACCATCATCATAAACATTAGAACCTACTGGAATATTAGGATCTGAACTGGATGTTACTTCTCCAGTTTCTGATCTATAAAAATACTTCCTACCAATTCTTCCGCCTGATCGTATTGGCATTACTTGATACCTAGTTCGTCTTCGGTGATGATTTTAAACTTCCATTGACGATCTTCACAGAACTCCTGGGCAACTTTCCACTTTGCTTGATTTCTTGCCCACTCTCTAACTTCATAGATATAACCCCTAGTTTTTTTCTTTTGAACTTTGGGTTCAATAGTTTGTTTCTTTGGTTTTACTTCAATGATATACTTTTGAATCTGTCCATTACTTTCACGTACTTTAATATAAAAGTCTGGAAAGTATCTGTGGATCCTATTGTCTAGTGGTGAACGGTATGGAAGTGCTAGTTCTTCACTCCCCCATTCAAGAACATTTTCATTTATATCACAGTAATTCATAAACTTTCTTTCCCACAGTGACCTGTAAACAATGTTTGTAGGATCACCTTTGTATTTTTTGGGATATGATGGTTGATATTTTCCTCTGTATGCCATCTAAATACTTATATAATAAAAAGAGTCGTCATAGGTATTTAGAGTGCCATTTCCAATACAACCATATACCGCAAAGACATTATTTGGTAATCTTGCACAATCTTCACATTATGAAGTTAGATTCCAGATTCCTGGTCCTGTAGTTGACTACTTGTTCACTAAAGGTGTTTCACCATTTTATTGTGTGAATGATTTTGGGTTACTTTGTTTCAATACATCACTACCCACATCTGCATATGCAACTTCTGAAGTAACTCCATATGTTGGTATCAGGCAAAAAATTGCCCATACCAGAATGTACACAAATATGACAATGGAGTTTTATGTTGATAATAAGTACAATACTATAAAGGTTTTAGAGCACTGGATGGATTTTATTTCCAGTGGATCTGATGATGAAATCTCAAAACTATCAGATGATTATTACATTAAAATGCAATACCCTGATAGTTACAAATCAACTGAAACAAAAATTATTAAATTTGATAGAGACTATAGAAGAGATATTGAATATACTTTTAGAGGACTATTTCCACAATCAATCTCTGCAGTTCCAGTAAGTTATGCTGGGTCTGATGTATTGAAAGTTGCAGCAACTTTTGAATATGATCGTTATATTGCTGGAAGAACAACCAGTCTTGACTTTTTTAAAGGAACCAATGAAAATAAAGAATCTTCTGTAAAAGAAAGAATACCTGTTGAAGGTAGAACTCCAATAAGAGGACAAGGTGGTGTGGTTTGGATTCCAAAAGGTTTAACTTATGCGGAAGCATCTTTCCAGGATAAAATTTTTAGCGGTCCTAGAGGGGATGCAAAAGGTTTCTGATAAGCATTCTAAATAATTTTACTAGATCATAACATATTATGCCGTTACCAAAAGTATCTACTCCAACATATGAGTTGGTCATCCCTTCACTGAAGAAAAAGATTAAATATAGACCTTTTCTGGTAAAAGAAGAAAAGATTTTAATCATTGCAATGGAGAGTGAAGATCAAAAACAAATTACCAATGCAGTCAAAGATGTAATTTCAAACTGCATTATTACAAGAGGGGTAAAGGTAGATCAACTGGCTACTTTTGATATTGAATATCTCTTCCTTAACATTAGAGGTAAATCTGTAGGCGAAACTGCAGACGTTTTAATTACATGTCCAGATGATGGAAAAACACAAGTTCCTCACAGTGTTAATTTGGATGATATTCAAGTTGAAGTTAGTGATGATCACAGCAGAGATATTAAATTAGATGATGATCTTACTGTAAGGATGAAATATCCTTCAATGAATGAGTTTATTAAAAATAATTTCTCTGCATCAACTGATATAACAGTTGATGACACATTTAATGTAATCACTGCATGTATCGAGCAAGTTTATAATGAAGAAGAATCTTGGGCAGCATCTGATTGTACTAAGAAAGAACTTAAAGAGTTTATTGAGCAACTAAGTTCAAAACAATTTAAAATGATTGAAAACTTTTTCAATACTATGCCTAGGTTGAAGCACGTTATTAAGGTAACTAATCCAAATACTGGAGTAGAAAATGAGATTGTTCTTGAGGGCTTAACATCTTTTTTCGCCTAGCAATGACGCATGAGAACCTCGCGTCATATTATAAAATGAATTTTGCCTTGGTTCAGCATCATAAATACTCTTTGACGGAGTTAGAAAATATGATACCGTGGGAGAGAGAAGTTTATGTTTCTCTACTTCAACAGTACATTGAAGACGAAAATCTAAAGAACGGTAATGGCACCTAATTCTCCAATCTTAGGATCACAAGCAAGACAAAATATCGTTGGTGGTGGTAATATCTACCAAGGTGTTGGTGGTGCTGGTGCTATTCCTGTTATGGGGCAACCTTTTGCCACCATGGATGATATAAGACGTATTGAAGAATCTGTAAATAATTCTACAAATCAGACAGTAGAAAGTTTAAATATACTCAGTCAAGGATTCCAAGGTTTAGAAACACAGATATTGCAATTGAGTCTTGGTATAAATGGTATTGTTCCATTAATACAACAAGATACTGACGAACAAAGAAGAATTTTATTGGAGCAGCAAGAAAGAGAAAGAGTTCTTGCCGAAGCAAACGTGAGGCGTGGAAAAGAAGATCAAATAGAATCAAAAGTATCATTTGCTTTTGATAAAGCAGCACGTCCCTTAACAGCAAAAGTCAGAGGACTATTTGATAGGATAAGTGAAGCAATAATGTACTTGATGGGTGGGTGGTTAGCAGTTAATGTTAGTAAGTTATTAGAAGCACAAGAGAATGAAAATGTAAATTTAATAGCAGACATTAAACGTAGACTTGCTGATGGGTCAAAGAATTTCTTAAATTCTTTAATTTTACTTGGGGGAGGAATTTCAAAGTCTATAGCAACAGTTCTTGGTATAACTAAAAGTATTGGTGGTTTCATATTTAAAAGACCTTTTGATGCGATTAAAAACTTCTTTGGAATCGCAACAGATGCTGCAAAGAAACGTAAATCTGCAGGAGGTTTTGGAACTTTTGTTTCATCAGTTGCAGAGATTGTTGATGGTTTATTAACTAATAGACCAGAAAATCTTGCCGAAGGTGCTGTAGGTTTAGCATCATTTATTCCAGGACCTGTTGGAAAAGCAGCTAAGGTTATTTTCTGGGGAAAGCAGATCATGGATTTGGGAAGTGCATTCCTAGGATCTCCAGATAATAAGCAACCAACACAGTCTAGTAATCCTACTATGACTGGAAATAATACAACTACAGAAAATACTAAAGTAGAGGCAAATACTGCAAATGCCAACTTTAGTGAGGCTGGAGAGAGTACAGAAACTCAGACAGTTACTTTAAATGAAGAGCAACTAGCAAATTATAATAAGGCACTTCAATTTAAAGATAATCCACTTGCTAAAGGGAGGATTGCTGAAGAATTTAATAAGATGAGTCCTGAGAATCAACAACTGTTCAGAGATTATGCTGCGCAGCAAGGTGATGATTTTAGTAATGTAATACCTCCAGCAGTTGCACAAGTTGAACCTAAGTCTGGAATTATGACAAACAAGGCAACAGAAAATTTGCAGGTTGGAGAGACTAATGCTGAAGTTCAACAGATTGCACAAGAAGA